TGTGGTTATGCATTTGCTGGTGCGCCACCCAAGCCCGCCGCTCCTGCCCCTCAACCAGAAATTATACAAGAAGATGAGCAGCCAGTTTCTGCATCTTATTCAAATATGTCTAATTTGGATATTGAAATGGAAATAAACCCAAGAAAAGGCGTTTCCCTAGGCGATATCATGGCTTCCCAACTCGAAGAAGAGCAGGTTAATTTAGATGACCTGCCAAAACCCAAAACCCAACAAATTTCTAAAGAACAAGTCAAACAACAATTCCAATCTGAAGCTGGCGCATTACGCCCGAAATCTAGTTCCACCGAGGATTAGTTTTTAAACACACAAACACCCACAAATGCCAGCGAAAAAACAATCGAAATCTAAGGGTGTCTCTGCATCCAAAAAAAATGCTGGCCGAAAAGCGAAACCGAAAACTAAAAGTAAAACCCCAAAGCGCAAAAAAAGAATTAAAAAACCCTCTTTTGAGGAATCTATTCTAGAAATAGATACAGAGATTAAAAAAAGAAAATACAAATGGAATCTATCCGCTTTATCATGGATGGACTTTTCCGACGTTTCACAGATTCTAAGAATACACATTTATAAAAAATGGGACATGTATGACCCCTCCAAGCCTTTAAAGCCTTGGATCAATAGAATCATATCAAATCAGATAAAAAACCTTATACGAAACAATTACGGCAATTATGCCAGACCCTGTTTAAAATGCTCTGCTTCTGAGGGCGAGAACTTTTGTGTTATATATGGAAAACAAGATGGTTCGTGCCCGCTGTATGCAATGTGGGAAAAAACTAAAAAAAGAGCTTATGACGCCAAGTTACCAGTATCCATAGAGGATCATCAGCACGAAATCTTCACATCTTCTAATAAAGACATTAATGTAGAAAAAGTATCAAAACAGCTACATTCTAAAATGAAAGAAATCTTAAAACCCGTAGAATGGAACGTTTACGAGTGTCTTTATATAAAATTCTTATCAGAAGAAGAAACAGCAAAAAAAATAGGATACAGGACTTCTGAAAAGAATCGTAGCCCCGGTTATAAGCAAATCAAAAACATAAAGAAAGCTATAATCCAAAAGGTTAAAAAAGTTTTAGAAAAAGGAGAGGTAGACTTCCTATGAGTGAAGAAGAAATAATTGTACCTGAAGAGGGCCAACAAAAGATTATAGACGAGTGGAATAGTAGAAAAGAAAATCCACCCTCACTAAAAGAATTGGTCGCTCTGGCTTTTCCTCACATAGATGAGTATCTTCAAGATGGGAGAAGTAAGTACGGCAAAGCTGTTAAGAAGTTTCTTACATCTAGAGACATAAAAGCAAAAGCAGCACACGAACAAAAGGGTAGAGAGATAAAACTTTCTGAAGAAGATATAAAGTTTCTAGAAAACAATAGGTACATGATGAATGCTTTGGAAATGGCCAAAGTTTTATTCAAAGATGAATCCCTCACTAACCTGCATCAAGAAGTAAGGGTTATAACTGAGTATTTAAAGTCTACTAGCCCAACCAATGCCCAAGAAGAAGTTCCACAAAGAAATAGTGATTTTGAATACAAAGTACCTAAAACACAATATGCCGCGATTCAAAAAGTAAATAGATACGTACTTGAGGGTATAAATAAAGACAAAATAACCACGAAAGATAAAAAGAACATAGATTCTTTAATTGCGTATTTACATACATATAGATTTTTGCACCAAATGGGCAGCTATACCAACGATGTAGACAGAGACTTATTTGAAAGTAGCTTTGTCAGGTATACTCATGATAAAAGCGATTTAACTCAGGAAGAGGTAGATCAATATATTGTATTGTCTTCAGAGGTTGTAATTGCATCAAACATCCAGAGGCGGGTTGAGCACCTACAAAGACTTTTGGATAATGCTGCTGACGATAGTGAGGGTAGGCGTATTTCTATGGGGCTCGTTGAATCAATCAATACGGCACAAAATGAATACCACCAATCAGTAAACAGGCAAAACAAACTTCTATCAGATTTGAAAGAAAAAAGGTCTGACCGCCTTAAAAACCAAATCAAAGAAAATGCAAGTATTATTAACCTTGTTCAACTTTGGAAAGAAGAAGAATCAAGGCAAAAATTAATTAAACTAGCTGAGTTAAGGAAAAAATCTATTAAGGATGAGGTTGAAAAGCTTTCAACTATGGATGAGGTGAAAGCTAGAATTATGGGCATAACTGAGGATGAGGTTTTAAACGGATGATTTTAGAAAAAGAAAAGATTGCATTCGTACATATAAATAAATGTGCTGGCAGTAGCATCGAGGTATTTTTTAACGAATACCCCAAAAACCAGCATTTGATAATGACGGAGTATGAAGAAAAAGTTAGAAATTGGGATGATATAGAATACGTGTTTACCGTTGTTAGAAATCCTTGGGATAAACTTTTTTCTTGGTTCGCTTGGTGTAACAGAGATGAGCTTTGGTACAACTGGAAGCAAAATAATATTCAAATTTACCATCAAAAGGACTATATGTGGGGAATGCATAATGGACACCCAAAAGTAACCGAAGAATGGTATGAAAAATTTAAAAAGCCATTCAAAAAGTTTGTTAAAAGCATAAAATCGACAAACGACACAACCGCTTTTCCTGTTTACGAGGAGTCAAGTTGGAATAAGGGAAGATGGGTGTCCAGCCAAGCATCATGGCTAAAAGATAGCACCAATTATATGGATGTTGACAATGTTTTAAAATTTGAAAACTTACAAGAAGATTTTTCGCTTATGGCGAAAGAAATAAAACCAATGTTTTCTCCCAAAAAACAAAGGATTTTTGACAAACAATTACCAAAAGCTAAAGTCCTAAAACACAAGCCACACTATTCTTTATTTTATGATGACGAGTTGATAGACTTGGTTGCACAGCTTTACGAAGAGGATATCAAACTTTTTAACTATTCTTTCGAGGACCAAAGACCTCAAAAGAAAAAGAAAGTAAAAAGAAAAACTACGAGGAAAAAAGTATGAAGGCTTTATCCGTTAAATGTGCGGTGTGTGGCAAAGAGTTCGATACTGAAAGGCAGCTTCACGGACATCTTAAAGCCCACAAGCTTAGAATGGCAGAATACTACCAAAAATATTTTCCAAGGAAAGATAAGTATTCTGGTGAGTTAATAAAGTTTAAAAGCAAAGACTATTACTTTGATAGAGACTTTAATTCTAGAGATAATCTTAGACTATGGCTTAAAAATCAAGATGAAAATGTGGCAGCCGAATATTGTAAAAAGATTTTAGAAAATAGAAAAGACAAAAAAGACATACTTAATTCACCAACGCAGATAGAGTTGAGAAGTTTGATGATGCCTTCCATACAGGTCTACAATAAGTATTTTGATAATTACTATGACCTTTGCGAAGGGATTGGATTGATACCTAGGTACGAGGATGTGAATAGTTACAATTTCCCTTGGAAAGCCTTATACCCATCAGAAGAAAACCCAAAGGATAGTCTTAAGAATCTTGAGGTTTATGTCGATACAAGGGAGCAAAAGCCTTTAAAATTCGACGCAAAGGTTTCTATAAAGAATTTAAAATTTGGCGACTATGCTTTCAGCTACAATGGTGAAACTGGAAGTTGTAGAGTAGAAAGAAAATCCTTACCTGACTTTCTATCAACCATGAGCGGCGGATATAGCCGATTTGTAAATGAAATAGAAAGGGCTGGAGAATCTGGCGTGGGTTTGCTTGTCTTGGTTGAAGAAAAGTTTAACAACGCTTTGTCGTTCAAGTATCTTCCTCATATTTCTAAAAGAATAAAAGCTACACCAGAATATATATTTCACAATGTAAGAGAGTTGACACAATCTTATCCAAACGTTCAATTTTTATTTGTTGATGGACGCAAAGAATGTTCAAGGGTAACTCAGAAGATTTTTTTGAACGAAAAGCTTTTCAACGACCTTGATCTACAACTAGCTTACGATCTTAATTATTTATAATGTGGTACGGTCCTCAAAAATATGTTAGTGATGATTTATATAACGTAAATCAAGAAATGCTAAAGCTAGAGGGATACCTCGAAGACAGGGAGGCTAGAATTTCTCTAGCAAAATTTCTTAGAGCAAACCTAGGCTTAACAGTAGAATTGATTTCTGGTATAAAACTCGCACCCTTTCAAGAGGTAACACTCAAAGGTATGATGAATAGAAATTTTTCTATGTGCGTATGGGGTCGCGGTTGTGGTAAAACTTTCATTGCGTCTGTGTTTTGTTTTCTACAGTGCATATTTAATCCCGGTACTAAAATACTTATAGCTGGCCCAACATTTCGTACTGCGCGTTTTATTTTTAACAACCTAGAGAAGCTTGTTGAAACAAAAGGTGCTGAATTGTTAGCTCAAGCATTTGGCGCAAAAGCCAAAAGAAACGACCAGTTTGAATGGAAAATAAATGGTGGAAGTATAACCGCAATTCCATTGAGCGGAGAAAAGATTCGTGGTTTTAGAGCTAACATTCTTGTTCTTGACGAGTATCTTTTACTCCCAGAAGAGACAATCAATACTGTATTAATGCCATTTCTTGTCGCGCCACAAAACATGAAAGAGCGTTTAGAAATACGAGAAATAGAAGACAAGCTGATCAAAGAGGGTATGATGAAAGAGGAAGATCGCATGGTCTTTGAAAATACATCTAAAATGATAGCCCTTTCATCTGCAAGCTATACATTTGAAAACCTTTATAAAACCTATAAAGACTGGGTAAACAAAATTTATTCTGATGAAAAAGGTGAAGCCAGCTACTTCATATCTCAGATGGGTTACGAATCTTTGCCAGATGAAATGATAGATTCAACGATTATTGAAGAAGCAAAAGAGGGTGGC